ATAAAACATCTTATGATGAACTAAATAAATATATTAGCCATTATAAAGAATTAAATAGAATAAATTGTATTAATAAAAAAGAAATAGATACTTTTTTATATACTTCTGAAAATAATATAAAATATTATGATTTAGATTTTAATCAAATAAATAATAATTTTTTTATTTCAGATGATAAGAATATTTTAATTGAAAAGATTAAAAAAGAAATAAGAAATAAAAAGAAATTATCTACTAATAGATGTGAAAAATTTTTAATTTATGGTTATAATTCTAATATAGATGATCCATTTATTTTTTATTTAGGTGATATCCACGCTAAAGTACCCATAAATTCAAAAGAAATATTGCTTCAAACTGATATTCAAATATTTGAAGAAATTAATACCTTTAAAATAGATAAAGAATTTTTTTTAGATTCTATATTAGATGAAGAAATAAATAATGAAAATATTAAAATAGATAGATTAAATAAAAAGGATAATAAAAAATATTATAATAGAATACAAAAGTTTGATAATTATAAAAGTTTATATATAAAAATGTCTTCAGAAGAAAAAGAACTTTTAAGCAATAGAGAAAATTATCTTTCCAAGTACATAAATGACAATTCTTATATTGTTTCTGATTTACATTTTGGAATGATGGATAAATCTTATGATAATGAAATTATTAATAAGATAAATTCATTAGTTTCAAAATCTGATACTTTAATTTTTCTTGGTGATATTGGATACAAGTATAAATTAAATGTAGAATATTTAACTAAATGTATAAAGAGTATTAATTGTGAAAATAAATTCTTAATATTAGGAAATCATGACATATTATCTATTGAAGAATATTTAGATATGGGTTTTATTAATATTTTTGAAAGTTTTATTTATAAAAATATTATATTATCTCATTATCCTAGAAATCAAAAAGAAGGTCTTATTAATATACATGGCGATATACATAGTTCTTTTTATTATCCAAATTATATAAAAAGTGAAAAAAATAAATTTAATTGTTTCTGGAATGAGGTAAAATGTCCACTTACAATAAAAGAAATATTAAAATTAATAAATAATGAATATAATTAAAAAAAAAAATAGTGGAATGTTCATACATTCCACTATTTTATTATTTTCATCTATATTTCTATGGTCTAATTCTATCGTAATATTCACTAGGAACTTCGATAAAATTACTAAAGGGAACTTCAGGCTTAATATATCCAATATGACCCAATAATTGAATTGGATAAGGATTGGAAGGAGCCTTTTTATAATGCTCCATATACATAATTTCAAAGAGATGAGATACAAAGATTTTTTCTCCATATCTTCTAGCTCTAGAAAGAATATGAGCAGGAGGTAATTTCCCTTCACTTAACCATTTATATGCATCTGTATCTTTAGAGAAAGACTTTTCTTCTAAAATCTGTTTTGCTTGATCTTTATATTCAAGTCTTTCATTCTTTTCACTTTCCCAAAGTTTTCTTTCTCTAATAATCTCACCATACATCGAATATCTTCTTTTTCCAGTTGAAGTATAAACGTCTTCTGACTTTATTCTAACTGAATCTTCAGCTGATAAGCCACCAGAGAACTTAATAAAAGATTCTCCTAATAGATATAAATCCTTTTTAAGACGTTTATTAAATGGAGGTTGTGCCATCTTTTTGATAATAGAATCTTTAGTAATAGTTCCAGATTCTGTAACAATACTATTTGTTACATTAGAGATACTTCTTCTAGTTAATGATGCAATCTTTATAATAATTTCATCATTAGTTTTTGTTTTAAGGAAATCTTTTCCAAATTCTTGTTGTAAGGTTCTATATAATTCTTCAGCCCCCTTATTTCCAAGCCAAGGACAATTATTATCATTCAAACCAGCATAAGACCAGAAGTTTCCTGCATATTCAGCTTTTGTAATATCAAATCCAACAAGTAATCTTCCTGCAAGAATAGGTCCTATACCTTTATTTGCCATAAGCCATCTTCCAACAGATTGAGTGGAAACCCAAGAGTTAATAAAACTCTTGATTTGTTCTTCCATTAATTTAGTATTTTCATATACATAAATTAATGGACTAAAGTTTTTATTTTCTGTTTGTGTATCAAAGCCTTGAAGAATTGCTCGCATATTATTTTGAGCTTTGATTCTTAGCTGTTGATATTGATCATATAAATCAATTAACGAACGTCCAGTTTCTTTTGTAATAAGATTTATATTAATATCTTTTTTTATCAATTTAAAAATTTTTGGATCAAAATTAATCAAAAAATCTAATGCTAAATCAGGTGGCAAGTCGCCACCTGATAAAAGCGACTCCGCTATTTTCCTATCTAATTCTTCTCTTTTTTGTTTTTCTTCACCGATTTCACTTTTCTTTTGTTTAGCCATGTCTATTTCTCCCTTATTTTTATTTTAAGGCTAGTATAGAAACTAAATATTAATTAATGTAAACAAAAATAATCAATATTTAATTTCAAAATTATAATATAAAAATAAAACTAAGTTATTTACACTATTTAAAAAGGAGATATTAAATAATGTTATTAAATGAAGGACAAAATGATAGATATGCTGGTTATTTTAATATAAATAAATCAATTACATCTGATATGAACTTAGATCAGATTTTAAGTAGTACTCCATATGATAAAATTTGGTTTGGATCTGATTGGCATTTATGGATATATAATAAAGATACTAAAAAAATAGAAAAAAATCCGAATTTTAATAAAATTATATCCAACTACCAAAAAAATATTAAAGAAGATGATATATTTATTTTTTTAGGTGATTTAGTTGATGATGAATTTAACGATCTTAATAAATTAAAAGAAGTAATCTCAAATTTAAATGGTTATTTAAAAATACTTATATTAGGTAATAATGAGTTACAACCAGAATCTTTTTATAATGAAATAGGATTTGATTATATTTTTTATGCTTATCAATGGGGAAGATTTACTTTCTCTCATATGCCATTAGATAAATATAACAGTCAATTTAATATACATGGTCATATGCATCAATATAAAGATTATAACTATCAAAATGTAACTTATAATAATCATATTCGTATTTATACTGGTGATTATGATAATAAGCCAATTAATTTAAAACAAATAATAACTAAATGGAATCAAGGTTTTTATAAACCTGAATAAAATTAGGGTATAGTAGAGAAACTCTACTATACCCTAATATTTAATCTTCAAGTAATTTATTAAGTAATTTATTTAATAAATCAATAGTTGAATCAATTTTATTTGCTAATTTTGGATTTTTATTTCGAATTTTAGTTAAATTGTCAATAAAAAATTTAATTTTTTCAATTAAAAAGTTTTTATCAGCTTCATTTTTAATATTTTTTATTGATTTTTTAATAACTTTAGTTAATAGACTCATAAATATAGTAAATGGTATAACTAAAGGTCCCATAATTGTTCCATATTGAACAAAATTAAGTATTAAATTAGTACAAAAAGAAATAATCTTTTTATGTTTATTATAAAATTGAGCGGGTTGGCTATCATCAATTTCATTCATTATTTTTTCAATATCATCTTTTAATTCATCAATGATTTCTCTATTTTCATCATCCTTTTTATTTTTCTTAGGAAAATGTAAAAAAAATTCACTTAATAATTCTTCGTCTAATATATACATAAAAAAATCACCTTTCATATGGAATATTATATATTTGTTAAAAATTATAAATGGTAGGGAACCTTATTCCCTACCATTTATTAAAGATATACATTTTTCTAAAAATGTTCTATCTTTTAATTGATTATTTGTAATTAAAATTTTTGTATTTATTTCTTGTTCTTTTTCTATAAAAATCTTTCGTCCATTCTCATTAAATGTTTTTGTAAGTTTTGGTGTATTTATCTCATATTCAATACATTGTACTAATATATCATCAGTTGGTACTTGTGTTATATCTAAATAAATATATTCTTGGTCTTCAGTATATATTCTTTTTTTTCTTCTTTTTTTAGGAATATAAAAATCTCTTTTTAGTTTTATTGGAATTTGTATTGTTAAATGTTTTTTATTTATATAACCATATTTAATTAGATTTAATATAAAACTTTTAGTTAAAGGTATTTCTTCATAAAAATATTCGTTGCCAGCATCTTCTTTTATAATATTATTACTTTCTCTCTTTTCAATTTTTTTACTTGTTAGATTATAAAATAAGCTATATATACATAAAACTTGATTAGTTTTTTCATAAACTAATCCACCTTTAGATAGTAAATTATATAATTTTAATTGGTTATTTCTATTAGATAACCATTTAATATCTTTTTCATCACTAATTAAGAAATTAAATTCTTTTATATATTGATAATAAATCTTTTTTAATTCTTTATCAAAATTATTCTTTTTATAAGTGAATACCAATATTTTTAAAAATTCAACAAAATGTTCTTTTTTATTAAAATTAATAATGCTTTCCACAAATTCTTTTGTGTAAATACCTTTAAATTTATTATTAGTATTTATAAAATATTCTAAAAAGAAATATTTATCATTAAGATCATTATTTAAAAAATTATTATTTCTACATAAATAAAATTTTTTTCTATCATTTAATAGATTTAATTCAGAAGCTTTATTTAAATAAAATAGAACTTCTTTATTTAAATTTCTTTTATCCATTTTTCTTCCACCAGATTTACTTGCTAAAGAATGGATAAAATTTTTGATTTCCTCTGCAGTACACTCAAAATTACTCATATTTTATATTCCTTTATTTATTTTTCATATGAAATTGGAATTGCTTTTAGAATATTTTTTGGAATATTATGTTCATTTGCAAGTTTTTCTAATTCTTTTTCTAATGTATTTTTTACTGTAGTTCTTATTGTACCAATATATACAGATACATATTTCTTTTTCCAATAAATACCCAAATTTGGATCAGTATGCATTCTTCTTTCAATATTTTCATCAATATCATTTTTATAATTAAAAAACTCTGCATTTCTTACAAATTTTGTATCAATTACAACAGTATAAATCATCTTTAATTCTCCTCCCTTAAATATATTAATAAAAAGTTTTTATTATATTTTTTTACAAAATTATAATATAAAATTATAAAAAATTTGGATAAGGTTTTACCCTTATCCAAATTTTCTTAAAATCTATTATTCATATAAAAATTTAATTCTCTTCTAATTGCTTCTTCAGTTCTAATACCGATAATATCACCATTTTTTTGTTTAGCATAAACGGTTGAAAAATCCTCAGATAAAGATAAATTATCACTGTTCATTTCAAAACTTTCAGCAATAATTTTAAAATTACGAGACTGTTCTTTTATATAATTTAAAATACTACCATCTTCTGAATAGGGAACAAAAATATCATTAGAAGATTCGTAAAGCAAGTTTTGAGTTGATTCAGAGACGATTTCATCCATATAAGCAACTTTATGAGAAGGATGAAGAATCCAGTCAAAAGTAAAAATTGTAAGAGGATCTAACACTACAGTAGCTTCTCCACGCTTTTCAGTAATAGGACCAACAGCTCTTAAACTAAATGCAACTTTAGAACCACTTCTTACAATACCATCAAAGTCATTTCCTCTTAAAGTTGCAGCAGCTTCAACATGACCTTTTAATAAATTACCTTCCCACCAAATATCATTAATTCTATGAGACATATTTGATTGATCTAAATATAACTGACGTTGTAAATCAGGCTTTAAAGGATGTCCAGCCTCTCCAAACCATGTTTTAGTTGCTAAACGTTCTTTAACATAATCTGATTGAAGTCCATTCTCTAAAACAGATTTAGGATAAATTCTTTTATTTCTATTTTGAACATCAGCATCTTGTAAAGTAGTTTTAATAATAACTCTATTATTTTTAGAATTAGAAACAATTACTGGTATCTGTGGTTCTGAAACAGATTCACAAATTAAAAAACCTTTAATTTTTTTATGTTCCATATTAAATTAATAACTCCTTTCTTTCATTGAAAGTATTTCTTATTACAATGTTAAATTATTAAATAAATTTATATTATATTTTTGTATTAATATAATATATTAGTACACTTATAAATAAATATTTATAAAATAAAGGAGGACAAAAAAATGAAAATTGATGATGAAAGATTTGATGATTTTCTGTGCGGAAAAAATGACAAGATTGACAATGCAGTTTTCAATGCGGTTGCTATGATGGCTCCTCGCGGAGAGGGACCAGCTGAGAGGGACCAGCATTATATCGGCGAAATTGCTGATCATATCCAGTATGTCATGCAAAAAAATAAGCTTCATAACTGTCATCCTGCCTATGTCGGAGAAGACGAAGTCCCGTGTTATCGGAGCGAAGATCGCTGCGAGTGGTGTCCGTTTGAGGTATAAGCATATCATATAGTGCAATAGTTCCAAATAATTATTAAAAAGGAGAAAAAAAAAATGGTAAATTTAATAAAAGAAAATAAAAAAATTGCACATAGTTTAGATAATTATGCTTTAAGTATTGACAGTAATATTGCAAAGGAAATTTTAGATAGATTTGGGTGTAAGAAAGGAACAAATTTGACCTTTATTCCACTTCAAGAAGGTGTTAATGGTTTCTCAATTAAAGATTTTTATGAAGATGAAGAAAAATTAAATAATTTTAATAATAAGAATTTTATATATATTTCTTGGTCGATTAAAAAATCAGATTATAATATTATTTATAAAAATAATATTTTTAATGATAAATTTAATCAGAATTCAAATACTGATTTGAAAGAGTTAATTAATAATTCAAAGCAGATAGATGGTTTCTTTATTACAGATGCCTTTAATAAGTTTATGTATTTTGTAGGTTATATTTTCTTCTCTAAAGATAGTGATGATAATTTTATTTATTCAGTTCCTACTTTTAATTTACAAGAAGATTCCATTACAGAAACTACTGTTAATCAGATTAAAGAAGACCTCCAATATCAAGATAATATTGATAATAATCTTTTTATTATTGATGCAAAGAAGTTTGATAAAGATAATGGTTTTTATAGAAGCAGAGTTAGTATATATGGTGGAGAAGAAGAATTTAAGAGTATTCTGGGACTCTATAATTCTATGCTTACTATTAATTGGCCTATTCTTTCTATGGAAAAAGATGAAGTATTTTCTGAAGAAAAATATTGTAAGTTAGAAAAGATCTTCAATAATAAGACTTTGGTATTTGAAAATTTCCTTAATCGATACAATCTTACTAAAGAAGATTTTATTACTAAAGATGAGAATGGTAATTATCGTAGTTCAAATAAATTTGAAATTACTGGTATATGTGATAAATCACCTGTTATTAGAATTTATTATATGTTTGGTTTATGTGTTACCATTAATGAAAAAGTCTATTATGGAAGTATACCTTTTATTACTAAGAAATAATTAATTTAGAGGAGAATTAAAAATGGTTAAAAATCTTTCTCAAAATGTAGAAGTACTTGAAGAACTTAAGAAAAAGTATTTCTTTAATGAAGAAACTCTTGAATTTTTTGAAATGTTAATTGATTATGATGAAGACTTTTCAGGTGATATTAATATTAGAGATTATTTTTATGAAGAACATTGTCAAGAGTTTAAGGATAAAGGTCTTGAATCATTTGGTACTGAAGATTGGTTGATTGCTTCTAAAGATTATTTAGATAATTTAAAAAAGTTCCTTGAAATTGAAGACTTTAAAGAATTCCTTGAAGAAGAAGGAATTTTTTATGAAAATCTAAAAGATAGTGATTTCTATATTTCTGGTTGTATGATTGGAAATAAAACAATGACTGAAATCTATGAGCTTTGTTTTATATTAAATTATAATAATAAAGTGTATATTCATTCTGAATATGATTATTTGGAAGGTAAAGAAACTGTTAGATGTTTTTATAAAAGAATACTCGATCAAGAAGAATAAATAAATTAAATGGGATAGAATTTCAATAATTCTATCCCATTTATAATATAAATTATATATAAACTAATTTATAAATATTTATTTTTTTTTTTAAGTTAGGTGGTGATTTAATGGGTAAGAGAAAAGTTAGATTAAAAGTTCACTATCAATATAATACTGATAATATATCTTTTATAAAAATGTATATGACTTTAAAGCAAATGGGAATAAATAATAATAAATTTTTTTTAAAAATTTATGATGAAGAAATAGCTAATCTAGACCCATTTGATGAAGAAAATCTTACTCTGGATCAGAAGGTTCGTATAAAAAGAGAAATACAAAGAAATCCTTGGTATTTCTTAAGACAAATAGTTCGTATTCCAGTACCAGGTGGTACAACTAGATACGAAATACATCGTGGAAATCTTGCATTAACATATTGCTTATTAAAAAATATAGATACTATAATTGAATTACCACGTCAGAATTATAAAACACAAAGTTTAATTTGTTTATTAGAATGGATATATGATTTTTCTACTAAAAACTCTGAAATGGCTTTTCTTCATAAAAAATTTGAAGATAGTAAAATGAACTTAGACCGTTTAAGGAAAATCAAAAATTTATTACCTTCTTATCTTCTTCCAGAAAGAGGAGATAGAGATGTAGATAATTTAGCTACATTAAGAAATTCTCGTGGTAATACTATATTAGCTAAAAACTCTGCAGTTAGTGAAGAACAAGCAGACTTACTTGGACGTGGTAATACAACTCCAATAGCATTTTATGATGAGGTTGCTTTTATTAAATACTTACAAACAATATTTACTGCCGCTGCTCCTGCACAATCTCAGGCTTCATTGGAAGCTGAAGAGCGTGGAAAACCACATTTTAAAGTATTCGATTTGAGGTACTTAAACTTTTTAATTGCTTAGAAATAAGCATCGAAGCTTAATTATTATATAATTAAGAACGTTCAACGACTATCGAAAAAAAAAATATTTTTTTTTTAGTAGAGTACATAATTATTATGGAAAAGGAAGTTATCAAAGATATAGTCTTTTTTTATAAAAATAAAAAAAGTAAAAAAAAAAGAGATTATCCGAAGATAATCTCTTTTTGTGTAAATGTAACTTAACAACAAGGAATTACTTCATGTACGAATTCTTGTTGTTAGACTTGCTGAACATCATGCTCATTCTTTCGAGGTAGAATTGATGGAAACGGAAGAACTGAAAATATCTTTTAAAGCTGTGGAAAGAGTCGTAATGACTTCAGAAATACCCTTTCCAGCCTTGCAGAACTCTTCCGTGGAGAGTTCAAATTCCAGATTTTCCAATTCAACAGATATAGGCAGGTTGCCGATCTTGGTATCATTCTGAACATGGAAGTCATTGTCGTAGTAATGAGTACTACCACTGGTGATATCTTTGAGTTCCACATTCATCTTGTACTTGCCAATATTGATTTTCATTTTTTATTTCCCCTTTTATTAAAATTTTAATATAATATGTAATAAGATTTTTATTTTCTTATTATTCACCATAATAATATTATATTGAAAATCAGTTTATTACACTTTTTTATTTTTATAAAAGTCTTACCACTCCTGGTGATATATTAACTCCTCATGGTAAATATTGTAAACAAGAATTAATCAATAAAGCAGCTATTTTTGATGAGAAATTATATGATTGGTCTGATGAAGAAATTAAAGAATTTCTTGATAAAAATTCAGAAAACGATATTATATATATTGAATTCTCTTATAAACAACTTGGTAGAAGTGAAGAATGGTTTAGAAAACAATGTCGTGCTTTAAATAATGATGTATCCAAAATAAACCGTGAAATACTTCTTAAATGGAACAGGGGTACTGAGTTATCTCCTTTCCTTCCAGAATTAATAGATAGATTAAGAGAAAATGTAGACGAAGTAAAGAATACTGTAATAGTAAATAAAAATTATTTATTGAAGATATATAATGATTCATTTGACTGGAATAAGAAACTACTTATAGGTGCTGACTTTGGTGGTTCATCATCTCAAGACTCTACTGCATTTAGTATAGTTGATCCAAATACTCTTAATACATTAGCTGATTTTAAAAATAATAAAATTGATCCAATAGAATCAGCAGATATAATATATGAATTAATGACTAAATTTTTTCCAAATTCAGTTTTTATTCCAGAAGAAAATAGTTATTCTACAGCAGTTATTTCATTATTATTAAAAACTGAAGTAGCTAATAGAATATATTTTGAATATAAAGATAAAAAGACAGAAAAACAAATGGAAGATGGTACAATAAAAAGACAAAAAACTAAAGTTAAGTCTTATGGTATTAATACTAATATTGAAACACGTCCATTAATGATGGAAATATTATTTGATATAGTAAATAATGATTATTCTAGTCCAAGATCTCCTGAAATTATAGAAGATATAGCTGGATTAGAAAGAAAGAAAAATGGTAAAATAGAACATAGTTCTGTAACTCATGATGACTCGTTATTTAGTTATTTAATTGTAAGATATGTATTTTCGTATGGTAATAATTTAGGACGTTTTAATATATATAAAAATCCTGAACAAATAAAGACAAATATAGAAAATAAAGCTATGCAAGGTGCTAGAAGTAATGATGAATTCGTGCATAATTTTAGTACTATATTAAATGCTAATTTTGCTAATAGAAAAGAAAGAAACTTACAATCTGAAATAATTGAAGAATTTAAAGAAAGAGAACAAAGAAAAAAAGAGTTACATGAAGATTTTCTATTTGAATCAGGAATAGAAAAACCAAAATCAAGATATTCCGAAATATTTAAATTTAACAGTAAAAAAAATTGGTAGAAGGAGAATTAACTTTATATGTCTGAACTCAATATTTTTGATGATTGGAATGAAGATTTAGTTCTAACTGAAGATGAGAGTAATAGTTTAATTACTAACCTTAAAGATGAACTAATACTTGAAAATATATTAGAACAAATTGAAAATCCTTTTTCTAATCTAAATAATCAAACTGATTATCTTGAATTATTTAAGATTAGATATAATTATCTTTATTTTAATTATAATACAAGTACTGATTTTATTAAAAAATTAAATGATATTAGAGATGAAATGTATATAACTATCTTTAAATCTATTACTAAAAAATTTAATATTTCTTATTCATCAGATCTTATTGATATAAATGAATGTGCTGAGAATTTATATTACTTTTTTATTTTAGGTTATAAGAATAATATTATATCATTCTTTTTCAATAATATTATTAAAGAAAAGAAAAATCTAGCTACTTCAGTAATTAATACAGTAAAAGATGCTAAAAATGCAACAAGTATTGCCTTAAAGAAGATTTTGAAAAATAAAGAAGATGCAATTATTATTCCAAATATTAATTTAGTTATAAATACAATCATTGAAAATAGTAATGATAATTTAGAAGTTATTAAAAATATATGTGAAAATGATTTAGAAGAAGTATCTAATTATAAGATTAACCAGTATTTTATTAATGATTTTTCTTTATGTCCTGAAAAAGATTTTATTGAAATATTTTTTAGACCTATAAAAGAAAAATATGAAGGTTATTCATTTATTATAAATGATTTAAAAACTAAATTAATGAATACTGCACCAAAAAAGAATAAAAATTAAAGAGGTAAATAAAATGTCTGAAGAAAACAAGATTAACATTCAAGAAAATGAAAATAGACCTTTAAATAATGAAGAATTAGAATACAAGAAAGAAGTTCAAAATCTATTAGAAAAAATTGAAAATATTAGAAAAGAAGAAGGTATGGACGATCAAAATCGTTCTGAATACTTAGAAAATATTACTAAGAAAGCAAAACAATTTAGTCCTGAAAGAATAAATAAAATTATAGATGAAGCCTTAGATTCAGCTCAATTTGATAGTTATATTGAAAAAGAAAAGGCAAGAAAAGAATTATATGAAAAGATTGCTTTTGATGAAGCACTTTTTGAAGATATAAATGAAGCACAAAAAGAATATGAAGAAGGAGTAAAAGAAGAAATTAAGAAAATTGATGAAGTTTTTTCTAATATGAACTATTCTAATCTTTTAGACTCTCTCTCAGAAAAAATTAGTTCTTCAAATAAAGATATTATTCCTTATAAACAAATGATTGCCTATCAAAAAATATATCAAGAAGTTCATAATATTATTTATCTTGATAAGATTAAAGAAAAATTATATAAATTGAATAAACCTTATAAATATATTGAAGATTGTGATAATGGTAAATTATTTGAAATACATTTTGCTAAATTTATTTCGAATCTTCAAAAATCAAAAAATATGTTTAAAAATCCAATTAAATGTGTTGAAGCAATTAATTCTTTTCTTCCTGAAGATAAACAATATGGAAAATATTTTACTTACTGTTTGGTAAGATATATCAATGAGCGTGGAGTTTATGGTGTAGATTCCAATACAGTTTTTCTTGAAGGTTTATTTAATATAATCTTTAATTTTGAAAAAACTAATAAAATTAATGAAATTCATAAACAAGAATTTATTAATAACATTCTTGAATGTGTAGATATTTGTTTAAAAGGAAAAACTAATAATTAATCAAAAATAAAAGGTTGGATTAATTATGGCTATAAACAACTTAACTTGTTTTAGAGAAGAAAATAATTCAGTTATATTTACTGGAAACTATATGGAAGTATATATTCCTAAAAATTATTTTGAAAGTAAAATGGCTGAAATACTTGATGATAGAATTGAAAGTCTTGGAATATTTATTTTTAAAGTATTTAATGATGAAAACAAAAAAGATTCTGCTATAACTCATATTTATAAACTTCCAGCAAAAATTGAGTTAAGACCATCTAATTATAAAAATGAAAAAATGAAAGTAAATAATATAGAATATGAATTTATTGTATTAGAATTTTTTAAAAATGATATATTTATAAAGAATACTATTATACAACAAAGTTCAACTATGGCTAATAACTTTATTACATTTTTTCATAATGGTAAACTTCCTAATTTTATTGATTATGATGATATACTCAAATTAGAACTTAATGCTGTAATTATAAATAAAATGAAATTCCCAGTTCCTTCTGTTTTATTAGAATGTATAGTTTCTGAAATAAATAGAGATTCAGCTGATATAAATAAACCATTTAGATTTGCAGCAAGTTTAGGTGCTAATAAAAAAAGTTATACACCAGTATCTATTAAAAAATTACCTTCATTTTCAAGTACTTTTTCATCAGTTACTTTTGAAAATATTGATTATCAATTAATTTCATCAGTAAATAAAACACGTTACAATAAAGAAGAAATTTCTTCTCCAATAGAAGAAACTATAAAGTATTAAAATGTGCTCAATGGATTTATGTCCATTGAGCACAATAAAAATTTAAGAACAATATATTTTTAACACTTTTAAAACTCATTTTTCCAACAAATAAATAAGTATAAATCATTAAATCAATGGTTATTATATTAAAAATTAAAAATTTAAGAAATGGAGGAAAATTTAGATGGCTACTATTTCATATTTACACCCTCATATTGAGACCAACATTTATGACAATAGTGAAGTTTATGTCTCCACAGAGTCTAATGGTTCTGTACTTTTTCAACCTTATTTTTCTGAACGAGGCATTTCTGGCGAGATTGAAAGATTTACTGATTTAGGTGAATTTCTTAAGTTAAAAGGTATTCCTAATTATCGTAAATATGGTCAGTCTCAGTATAATATTGTCCAGTGGTTACAGGGTGGCGGTACTGTTTATGGTATTCGTTTAACCGATCAACTTGCTTCCTATTCCAACTTAATTCTTAAAGTTCAGGTTGCTGTTGATGCTGATGGAAAACCCATTAAGCTTGATATTGATAGTACTAATAAGAAAAAAATTATTACTAGACTTGATATTACTGATTATAATGAATTAAAAGAAAAAACTGAAGGTGTTTCTGGCGAAATTACTGAATGGACTGATGAAGGATATTCTACTCTTGTTCATTCTGCTCATGAACATACTGCATATGAGACTGATAAGCTTTGTGTTGGTACGAACGTTAATTCTAAAAATCAATATTTGAAGATTAGTTCTGTTAGTGTAACTACTAATGATCCTGAAGAAGAAGGCGGAGAACCTACTACTACTGAAACTCAGACTCTTGTTACTTCTACTGATAATCTTACTGATGAAGGTACTTATGTTTTTGATACCGTTGAAGATCCCGATCAGGCTACTGAATTTAGATGGGTTGACTTCTACTTATTCTTAATCAGAACTAAGGGTAAGGGTTCTTTTGGTAATCGTAATGCTATTAGATTCACTCAGAATAATGCTGCTAATAAGTCTTATGATTTCACTTGCTATAATCTTACTGTTGTAGAAAATAAAGAAAATGGTACTATTCGTAATTCAGAAGGTCCCATTCCTTTCTCTTTCTATCCTGATGCTATGACTGCTGGTGGCTCTAACTTAAGTCTTAAGCAGATTGTTATTGATTATTATATGCAGATTGCATGCTACTATGACGAAGATGAATATTCTCGTTTAGTTGATCTTATTATGGAAGCAACTGGTGGCATTGGTAATGCATATAAAACTGAAGGTAAAATTGATTTTATCTTTGGTGATGATTATGTTACGGTTTATAAGACTGAACGTGGTTCTCAGATAACTTCTTCTACTGGTGCTTTCCTTACTGGTGGCGGAGATGGTAACTTTGTTGGTCCTTATAATAAGTTAAATATTGAAGGCAATGACAATGCTGATAACGCTATGGAACGTGGCGTTGTTAAAGAAATTGTTACTCAGTTCTTCAATGCTTCTTCTGGTATTGCTGCTGAAGCTGAAATTTATAATAAGAAGAAATATCCGTTTGATGTTGTTCTTGACTTTAATCTGCCTGATGCTGCTAAGACTGCATTAACTAATTTTGCTTCTACTAGAGGCGACTGTATTGTTTGCTTAGATACTGGTGAACAAGCTACTCCTGCTAAGACTGTTGATTATCGTAAAGAAAAACTTTCTGTGAATGATTATCTTGCATCAGTTTGGTCTCAGATGTTTACTGTTTATGATAGTTATACTTCTTCCGATATCTATGTAACACCTACTTATTTCCTTGCTTCTAAGATTCCTTATTCTGATAATAACTACGGTATTCAGTATCCGTTTGTTGGTCCCAATAGAGGTATTATTACTGGGTTTAAGAGACTGAACTGGACGCCCAATGATCAGCAGAAGGAAAATCTGTATGATGTTCAGGTTAACTATATTGAGCAGGATAATCGTGTTACTAAGTTTATGAGTCAGCTTACTGCACAAGATAAGACTACGTCACTGTCTGATATTAACCATGTCAGATGTCTGCTTCGTATTGTGCGTTCAGTTGAAGACTTGATGGAAAATTATATTTTCGAACTTGGTACTGAAAATACTATTGCTACCATCAACTCTGCCCTTGATGCAGTTCTTTCTGAGTGGGTTAATAATGGTACTTGTACTACTTGTACTGGTAACTGCTCTCAGACTGTTATTGAGGCTGAAAATAAGACTGCTCATGTTACTCTTACCGTTGTCTTTGTTGATGTTATCGAGAAGATTGTTATTGACGTGAATGTTACTCGTTAATAATAGTTAGCTAGTATAAACTGATACAAAAATACTTAAAAGTTCCATATAATTAACATTATTTTAATTATATGGAACTTTATTACTAAAATTTTACAGAAAGGATTGACAAATATTATGGCTTTTAAATCACAAGATGGTTTTGCTTCTAAGGTTTTTGGTAGTAATAAGATTGATTATACTACTGATAACCTTTTTGCTGGTGTATGGCGTTTAAAGCAAGATAATTTAAATAGATTTGATCCATTTATTCAAGGTTATGCGTCTATTATTTGGACAAAATTACCTTTATTCTTTACTTATGCTAATGATGACACTACTATTGGTGCTCAATTTAAAGCATTAACTGAAAAGAACTTTAAATCATTTAGCGGTCTGAGTGATCTGACTCTGGATGCTGAAACCATGTCTCATGGTTTTGCTGGTAACGAACTTCCTGTTGCTACTAACCTTAAGAAAGAAAATACTTCATTTACTCTTAAGCATTATGAATTAGCTGGTTCTCCCATTCGTGAAATGTATCAGTATTGGATTACTGGTATTCGTGATCCTGAAACTGGTTTAGCTACTTATCATGGTGCTATTAAGAGTGGTAAATGTGTTTACAGTATGAAGAATCATACTGGTGAATTACTTTACGTTGTTACTGATCCTTCATTTGCTGTTGGTGGTAATACTGGTATTGAGGCTGCTGCTTATTATACTAACTGCTTCCCGACTAAGATTCCTATGGATCATCTCAACTATTCTTCAGGTGATCATGGTATTACTGAAATTGATATTGAGTTCCGTGGTAACTTCCATATGAGTAAAGCAGTTAATGAACTTGCTGTTAAGGCTATGCAAGCTTACACCATTCAAAAGACTTATGGTGATTATAATAGCATGGCTGAGACTACTGAGCCGAACCTTACTACTGGTTATAACGAAGTTTAATTTAAATATTAATATGGGTATAGGAAATAATCCTATACCCATATTTTTTTTTTCTTAACTATTAGTATC